ACACAGAGATTCCCGTGTATTAGCTGACTATTAAAAAATGTCTGAGGATAACTACAGAACAATCGCCCTAGCGTTTTTGGACGAGTCTGCAGACTCAACTACCATTAATGCCTGGGTCAATGAGTTTGCTTACCAAGGGTTTGACCCTAAAAGGATTGTGCAATTGGTGAAGGAGAGAGGAACTGCAAAGGGCAGAGATTGGAAGAAGGATGTTAAGATGATGATCGTCCTGAACTTGGTGAGAGGCAACAAGCCTGAAAGCATGATGAAGAAGATGTCTGAGAAGGGGGCTGCCATTGTAACTCAACTGATCTCCACCTATCAGCTGAAGGAGGGGAATCCTGGGAGAGACACCATCACCTTGTCTAGAGTTTCCGCTGCTTTCGTGCCATGGACTGTTCAGGCTTTGAAGACCTTGTCAGAATCTCTGCCTGTGACCGGGACAACAATGGACAGCATTGCTGGTACAACTTATCCTAGGTGCATGATGCATCCAAGCTTTGCTGGCATAATTGATCTTGAACTTCCAAACAACACTGGTGCTATGCTGGCTGACGCACATGGGCTGTTCATGCTGGAATTCTCAAAGACCATCAACCCATCTCTTAGAACCAAGCAGCCTAATGAGATTGCTGCAACATTTGAGAAGCCCAACATGGCTGCCATGACTGGACGATTCTTCACCAGAGATGACAAGAAAAAGCTACTCATTGCTATCGGGGTTCTTGATGAAGACCTGGTGCCAAATCCAGCCATTGAGAAGTGTGCTGAGAAGTATAAGGCTAAGGTTGGGAAGGTTTGAGCTGCCTGGGGGTGGGGCTAGGGGAAATTATTGGGGTTTAAGGGCTTAATTGGGTGGGTAATTAGAGGGGTGGGTAATCAGGGGAAACTGGCAGTGCAACTGCGTGTTTCCTGACCCTCTTTTTGATTTCTGCCTAAGGCTTGTCAAAGTCTCTGCTGCAGTGGGCCAATCGCGAGTCCAAAATGTGGACAAAGCCATGGCCCTGAACTCAGCATTTTCAGCCATGAAGAAATTAAATGACTCTTCTGCACTCATCGCAGCCAGCTTGGATGCCTCAGTGTCAGCACTTGGTTGCTTAGATGGAGCCAACAAATCATTAGGGGAAAGAGACTGATATATCATTCTGACAACATCTCTAGAGGGGCTCTTCCGTGTCTTTTGTGCTAGCTTAGCAACCCTTGCAGACTGAATAATACAGATGTCACGTATTATGTCAGCACCAGTTAAATGATAGCAGTTCATTCCAAATTTTGACCCTTCTAGGAGAATCTTCCTGTATATGATTTTAATCTGTTTCTCAATATCACATGACTGGTCGCCTGAGGCCTTCATTAAAAGCTTCAAGAGTTTATTGGTAGCATATGAGTCAGTCACTGATAAGAATATGAAATCTTCAAAGTAAAAGTCTATGTATTCCAACGAAGCAAGTCCTGTAGGCCATCTGAGAGCACTAACCAGGTAGTCTCTATTTGATCTCTTAATCTGGTGGATTGACTCATGATACAGCTCTCTCATGATAGGATCGTACAGGGTGGTACTCTGGAGATTTATCATTTCTCCACTCAAGATGGCTGGAAACTCATTCTTGAGCAGGTAATGGTTAAGGGTAGGTCGTGAGTCAAACACCACTGAGTTTTTATACACTGTGAAGGGGACCTCTCCTCCTGCCAGGCTGAATGGCCCAAAGAGAGCAGCTTCATTGAGAAAAGAGTCCACAAAGAACCTTCTCTGTGTCCTGCCCTTCCTCCTGTCACTAGACCTCTTGCGGAGATATACCACTCTAGAAAGCATTGCTAGTTTGATGAGTAGTAGATATTTCGCAATACGGGAGTCCTTTTGTGT